TTGCACCAGTCGTAGGTTTGTTTAGTCGCCCATCCTGAGTCTGCTGCGACCGCGTGAACCGTGATGTCATTGCCGCCGTCTGCGTGTTGATACGTTCGAGTCACTGCCTGCTGCCAGACTTCCTCCAGCGTCTGCGTCAGCCCGTAGTCGACCACGTGCGCCCGCCAGTCATTGCCATGTGCCAGCACAACATACAGCCGAAATCCGCCCTCCGCGGCCTGTTGGTCAATCGTGACCGTCACCAATCGGCCCCAATCCGGGACAACACCGCGGGGAATCTCAGTTTTCAGCCGTTGGCCGATCCGTTCTGGCGTCGTTTTTGTGCGTCGTGCCTCCCATGTTTCACCCTTGTCCTCGTTCACCCATTGCCTCAATTTCGTCGGATTTTTGCACTTTTGCACGAAATCCGCCGCGATTTGCCCCCAACCGTGGAACAAAGCATAGAAAACGCTGATCTGACACCCGTAATCAGATCCCCACCGCAGCGGCTCGCCACGCAGCCAAGACCGATCATCCGGGGGCAGGTCTCGTGCCTCAATCGCCCGCTCGTGATCGACCTCGCATCCGGCTGGAACCCACACTCCTGACATCATCATCTGCGGCCTGTGCACGTCCTCGATTCGGCCCTCACAATACCGGCAGACATAGTGTGCGGTTTTGCGCGCCAGATCAGCATCCGATTGTCCGGACGGCAGACGGTCAAAGAATATACCGCCTGCCCTCTGGCCGTCACCAAACTCCAGCACCTGAAACTTACCGCAGTGCGGACACGGTACGTGGTATCTGTGATTTGTGGACTGCAATAGCCCCGCCTCAACGTTGCTTTTGCCCCTCACGGATGGCGTTGATTCCAACACAAATTTGCGGTCCGGGAATTCGGCACCGCGTTTCCTGAATCGCTCCAGCGGGTCGCCTTCGGTCGATGTCGATTCCTGCACCCATTTGTCGATCTCGTTCCCGTGTCCGACTCGAATCGACTTGTCCGCCAATCGGCTTTTGCCTCGCGGCCACGCACCATGACAGACGGACCGTCGGAGCTGAATTCGCGTCTTGCTCTGTCGCTGCTGAATTGGCACCTGATCCCGCAACCCCGGGCAGTTCTCCAGCATCCTCCAAAACCTGCCGAACACGCCCTTACAGTTGGTTTCATCTGGCGTGGCAAACATCGTTTCTTCGGGTCGAAGGTCCATGCCACGCATCAGCATTGCCAGCCCGAAATTCGTTTTGAACATACGCGCCGCCCACTGCAGCCAGATTGCCCTGAACTGAATGCTGTCGTATGCCCAGCACGGGCCTTGTGGGGCTGTAACCCATGGCACCAGCGTTTCGTCAAACGCTCGCCCTGAGATGTCATAGAATGAACTGCGCAGCCAATCCGCCGACGACTCCATCACTCGGGGTCGCATCATCTCACGGCAGACTTCCACGCACAGCCTAGTCATCAATCAGATCCCCCAGCCCGTCGGTGAATTCCTTCTGAATGATCCTGATTTCCTGTTCGACGCGGTCCTTCGTTGTGGCCTTCATGTCTGCCGGAACCAATGCCGCAACACGCTCACCAATGCCCTGCAGTCGTGCTGCCAATCGTGACCACAACAGGGACATATCACGCTCGACTTCCTCCCGCTCAATCAGCACTCCCCGCTTCTGTGCGTTCTCCATTGTCCTGCGTTCATTCACCAAACGGATGGCTTCAACCTCCGCCAGTCGTTTCGCATCCATCGCCCCGCTGTTCTGCAGCTTCGCCAGCCGCCACCGCACCACCTCATTCAGCTGATAGCCTGATTCACCGCCCGGCATGGGTGGCGTTTCTGTCCTCCATTGCTTCACCGTCTGCGTCGCAACCCCGAAAAACTGCGCGACCTCCGCCAGCGTCTTTGCCCTCCATTTGCCGGCCTGCGCCGTTCGGCTTTCCTGTTCGGCAATCAGTTCCTCAATTGCCCGCAGGTCTTGTTCCGACTCAGCCGAGGCGAGCAATTCGGCGAGATAACTCAGTCCGCTTTCGCTCAAGGCTTTCCTCCGGATCTGTGTGGACAGAGTGAATGTGCCGATGTGCAACCAGCACCGGCTGCGGGGGCGTGTTCTGTTCGTTCATCGCCAGCAGGCACTTCACCGCCGCCAGCTTTTCTCGCGGGCTGCCCTCGTGCAGGATCTTGGCAATCACTACGCCTGCTTTCTCAAAGACCACCTCGGGAATCTTCCATCCTTTGCGGACGGCCTGCGCCACGGACTGCAGATCTCCGCGCACGTGCTGCGGTTCGGTGAATAGTTCGGGTGTGCTCATTTTGGTTCCGCCCTCCAGGGGTATCCCGCGTCAGATCCAACCACGGTGTACTGCCGTCCGGCAAATGTGACCCCCGGACCGGGTAGCCCTAATAAGTCCGGTCGCCTCACCGGTGGTGGATTGCAGGCAGGCTCGAACGTGGCGAACGACTCGTTTTGCGGCTGCTTTACGATTACTCCCCGCGCAACGTCTTGCACGACCGACGACAGCATCTCTACCCCCATCGGAAACAACGTATGCCTCCATAGGTTGCTCGCGTCGTCCGTAGGATCGACGAAACACCATCGCTGCGCGGCCACAGGCCCGGCGTCCATTCGATCGTCCAGCCAATACACCGTGCCGCCCGTGATTGCGTCTCGCATTTTGACGGTCCACCTGATTGCGTCTCGGCCTCTATGCCGTGGCAATAAGGACGGGTGAAACCCTACCGCCCCGAAACGCGCCTTCCGCCTCGTCGCCGCCCCCACAAAGTCGTGGCTGTGGGCGCACACAACGAGGTCAACCCCGGACGGCATAGCGTTCGCGTTCAAGCCGCCGGACGGGACAATCGGGATGCGAAAGGTTTTGGCGGCACCGTAAACCGCGTCGTCTTCCGCCGCGCCAACGGGGCAGCAAACGCCCACGATTGTGTGCCCGTCACCGCGCAGCCGCCGCAGCACCGTTGCGCCGAATGTTTTTTGACCGCACAAAAACAGGTTCACTTTTTTTGATCCCCGTAATAACGAAATCCCTGCACCGCGCGAAAGTGGCCACCGAATCCCGCCGCAATTAGCTCCGCACCGGTTGTTGTTGTTGTTGTTGTCCGGCCTCGCGACCGCGTTGCACCGGAGGTCGCCATCGTTTTGCCGCTATTCCGCTTATTCGTTCCGTGTAATTTCGCCGAAACCTGCCTCCATTGCGGCATTCGTCGCAACGCTGAACACAACCCCGGATGAGACGTATGAAAAATGGTTGTCACCTTTCGCCCCTCAAGCCTTGCCCCCTCACCGCCCGTCATCTGCAATTGGCAAACGGCGTTCAGGAATCGCAAACCAACCCCGGCCCCCTGCCACTCAGGAAGCACAACCAGACGACACCCGCGAGCCTCCGCCGATCCGCCTTTATTCGCCGTCGATACTGCCATATGGCAAACCCTCTGCCCGTCTACCGTCCCGACATAGCACTTTGCGGCAATCATTCGCGGCATCTTTAGATAGTGATGCGGCTCAAACTCCGGCCAGTAACGCCAGTCGGTTTGCCAAATCTCAAGCTCAAACTTTGGCCGTCTGTACCATCCGGGCGTGGCGTCGTGCTTTTGCTGAAGCCACCTCCCATGAAACTGCTTTGTTTCCGTATTAAACACCCAGTCCGGCTCAATCCAGTCGAGAACGTCGTAGTGGCAAGACAGCAGGATTGCTTGCCCCTTTGTTCGTCGCCACGCCTTAGAGAACGCCAACGCGCCGAACCTCGCGATCTGTCTGTCAACAACGGACGTGAACTCGTCAATCACAACCCGCGACGGTTCCTCCGATACGATGCGCGCGAGATCCGCCCGGAACTTCTCGCCATTCGAAAGAACGCTGTACGGTCGCAGCCACGACGGAACGTCACCGAGTCCAACTGAGGCGAGTGCCCCCGTCACCGCGTTGAAGTCGCCGCCCTCCGCGATTGCGTCTACGATTGGAGCGTTGTCCGGCCACGGCTTTTCGTAGAAGGCACCGCCTCCCCAGACTGAACGCCCGATCGAAGTCTTACCAGATCCGGACGGCCCAACGACGACGCCGATCTGCCAGTCTTGATTTTCCAGCGGCAGGTCCGCAACCAAATCGAAGTTGCATCCCGACTCCGCGTTGAATAGTGACTTGACACGCGCGGCCCGGTACGAGTTGAAGTCTGAGCATCGGTTGTGCACTTCGATTTTCAAGTTGTCACCACTTTACAGTTAAACCCCTGCGATTGCAGAGCGTTGAACGTTGATTCTTGCGCGGCCTCGGTTTCGCAAACGACAATGACCCCGAATTGCTCTGAGTAGTTCGACTCCGGAACTTCCGGCTCCGGCGGCTCGCCCGTTTCAAACTGAAGCAACTTCGCCAACTCATCCGCATCAAACCCCATCAGTCCTAAATCAATGTCGTCTGCGTGCAGGTCGCTGAGTTCGTTCGCCAGCATTTCGGTATCCCAGCCGGAATTCAGGGCGATTCGGTTGTCCGCCAGGATGTACGCGCGGCGTTGGGCGTCGCTGAGATGCGTAAGACGTATGCAGGGGACCGTTTCCAGCTTCAAGCGGCCGGCCGCCAAGACTCGCCCGTGTCCGGCGATGATGCTGTTGTGTGCGTCAATCAGGACCGGATTGTTGAATCCGAATTCCTGAATGCTGCCGGCAATCTGCGCCACCTGCTGCTCTGAATGCGTTCTGGCGTTGCGCGCGTAGGGTATCA